GATATTAAGATTATGCGTGGTATAGCCACTGATTGTACCCATCCCACAATTGCTTATGACGGTGTGTTGATGATGCTTGCTTGGTTGCATGCGTCAGGTATCAACATCACTGTCTTTATTGGAGGTATTTCAAATAGCCTTCAACAGCGATGTGGATTTCACGATATTGTCAAAGATAATGACTCCGTGTTATTTGATCAGCTCACTAAATACAGTAAAACTTTCCGAGATTTTGTCGCCGCTATGAATTATGGCGATGATATGGATAGTTCTGTTGATGAGCAAGTCAATTATTACAATCACATTTCCTTCCGAGACTATTTGGGCAAGTATGGTATGATTTTAACCATGCCCGATAAGACTTCGGAACCAGTTCCTTTCATGGATTTTAAAGACACAGACTTTTTAAAGAGAAAGAGTGTTAAAGTAGAAGGGACTGATCAATGGATTGGCGCATTAGATAAGGGCTCAATTTTTAAGAGTTTACATCAAGTGCTTCGATCTAGCGCTATAACAATGGAAGAGCAGTGCGCTCAAAATATTGACGGTGCGTTGCGCGAAATGTGGTGTCATGGAATCTCTGATTATGAAGAATTGCGTGCTCAGCTAAAAGAAGTTGCAGAATGTCATGGTTTAGCCCATAGATGTCTTCGACTTGATGTAAGTTGGGACGAAGCCTTTGATGAGTATCGTGAAAAGTATTTTGGTGAGAAACGTGAATTGCCAGAAGAACCTGACTTTGAGCTTGAGTGCCAGAGTGGGTTTGAAGGATCATGTGAGGTTTTTCCTCTAGCAGTTGATTGCTATGGTCATGATAATGAACACAATTGGATAGTACCACCCAGAGAATGGTATTTTTTCTATATGGTATATTCATTTTGTACCATTGTGTTTCTTTCACTTTGTTTTTCGAAACGTGTTCTCTTTGTTGTTGATTGGCCAGATTGGACTTTTTTCTGTCGCCTGTCTTATCTTAGGATGATTGGGCTTGGGATATGGCCATTATGGGTCAATACATTTACTTTTCACATAGTTGTGTACGCCGTTTTGGCATTCAACATAATTCTCTTTGGGCTTTTTTATCATTCCGACGAACATTTTCCATTTTCTTATGGTAGACCTCGTATTCGAAAGTACGTCCACCGTTTACGACGGCTTGAGGCGCAAAGTGGACACGAAGACATAGAGTTGGATCAACGTGAAGTAAGCAGAGAAATTGTTGCATGGCGACATTCACAGCTTGTGGATAGAGACCCAAATTCAGACAAACCCTTTTATGATGATGA